AACGACTTCGTTCGTATTGCACTTATTGCTCGTCCCATATTGCGCGTAATATTTCGCTGTGCTTGCGCGAGCGTATTTTTTTTGACTTGGTTTTGATTAGATCTATTATTTCGGCTCTTTCTTCGTGCCATTGGTCATTCTCCGTAATTATGTGAAATTTATCTTCGCTTTCCCACATTGCTACCGGGATTCCCCGGTATTCAAATTCGTGGAGAATAGCTTCGTTTATTGGCGCGACTACATCGAGCGGGGCCTCGACATAGCGCACCGATCTGTCATGTAGACGGGCCATTAATTCCGCATCTGTATATTCGATCTCAGTAATTGCATCGAGATACTCGTCCACAATCTCCGACCGTGGATCTGCGTCATATTTTTCCATCCATTTTTGCAGAAATCTTTCCATAAAGTTTTCCTTTGTTTTTCCCGTCATCATGAAAGTTTTTTCGCGGTTTTTGTAATCGCGTATTCCTCCAAATTTGTAGAAATACGATTGCGGCGCCAATCCTTGACGTACATGTTCATCCGCTAACCAATTAAAATATTCCGCGCCTAGCGGGGGCTTTTTAGACATCGACAAGTGCGCATCCGCACTTCGTGATGCCTGGTCTTTGAGCACGTATTTAAGAACATACTCGAAGCCCTTCCAATCCGGGTGCTGAAAATAACTAAAACCATGAGGCCAATATTTCCATTCAACCCGTTTGTTTTCTTGGACGTATGGCACGTCGTCTTTGAAAAAGACTATAATGTGCCAATGTGCACGTCCTTTCGCGCTGCCGTATTCGCCAGCGACGATATAGCGACATTTGTATTTTTTTCGCAGTCTTTTAAGAAAATCCTGCACATCTTTGTAAACTAATGTCACTGCGTTAACGCCTGCGTCTTGCGCATATGTTAACGTTATAGCGTAAGTTTTCGTTGAATACTTACTTTCGGCAATGCAGCGGCCTACTAGATCATCTACACGGCGCTTTCTGCATTGCCAGCATTCGCGACACGCAACTTCAACTCCGTCGTCTAATCTGTTTGGTCTAATACACATCTTGCCGCTTCGTTGTAGTTGGTGTCACTAAATGCATATCCCAACAAGGGTAGGATAATTGCCCGCGGCCCCCCGAAACTCCAATATATGGAGTTTCCGTTTCGGGGGACCGCTACTGCCGATCCAATTGGTCTCGCCAGTCTTTTATTTGCCAATGTGCAGGGTCGTAAAACTTCCAGTCTCCGCCCCATTCCATTTTCAAATTGTTTTTACGTGCGATTTCCTTGCCAATACTGCCAAGAACATCCCACTCTTTTTTAGTTAGATTCCAAGCACGTGTGGCATGGACTACATCCACAGCCATCCCGTATTGATGCGGGCTTTCACCCGCTTTTGCTTTGGATCTACCTTTTTGATACAAAGTCGCTTGCCGCTTTTTTGAACGCACAAATTCAAACGCCCACAATGGAATGTTGCGTTTTTTGCAATGCTTATCGAATGCTTTCCAGAATATTATTATATCTGGATGCACAGACTCGAAATCATAAGCCTTTGTGACTTCTTTATACTTTTGTGTAGCAAGCGTTCTCGCTGCTTCTACATGGTCTTTGCTATAAAATTCCTTGTCTTCTACGGAATTTTTAAAGCGGTTGATGCGGTCTAAAACCCGCACCAACCTTAAAAACCTAAGAAGCGGTCTCAGCTCCGCTATCATCGCTCTCAGGCTCCACTACCATGTCGGCAGCTACTTCTGCCTTTGTTTGTTCCAATCGCAACTGAGCCATCTCTAAGCGCATTGCATCGCGCTCTTTTTTCAACATGGCTTCATTTTGTGCAGTGTTATATTTCATCAACTGCATCATACGATCCAAATCAGTGCTATTTCGCACCCTTGGCTCGATGCTAGTGAAAGAAGGCTTTTCACTTTCTGCGATTGTCTGATCTAAATCAGGTGCATTCAAATATACACTTGAATTTTTTTCAGCTTTAATCATCACATAAGAATTACCAATGTGAGTATATTCTACACAGGCTTTGTCGCCTGTAGCACCAACCAGCACACCATCCGACATTTTGTCGTCAGATGCCGCCCAAATTTCAATCGGGCTATTCGCCACTACCTGAAATTTAACGCGCCGTGCCTTGCTTGATAAAAATGGGATTACATCCCCAGCTTTTACCTGTTTCCATGAGGCCAATGGACCATTTTTAAACGTTTTCATTTTTTTTCACCTATTTGAGAAGGGCAGGGGGGGCCGGGAGGCGCCCCCACTGCCAGTTTTACGACTTGACGATACGAACGCTATCTACCTGCGCCGTAATCGCGTCGTAATCGCTTGTTGCGTCTGACTCTTGCAGACCTGCACCGAACACCGTATTTCCAACAATTTTAAAATCTGTCATTGCAGTAATTTCAAAACTGTCGGCTGTCTGATCAGCGAACACTTTTTTGTGCAAACCCGTACAAAGATAGAAATCTTCGTTCAACGTCACATTTGTTGATTCGGCTGACCAGATTTTTGCTCGATCCTCGTCAAAGGCGTCGTCTGCTGGCCGATAATATTTGCCGCCCACGTTCACCAAATCACGCTGCCACTCATGATTGAGCGGAGCATAACCGAATGTACCATCCGGCGTTGCGTGGTTGACGTCTGCGTGGTCATTTTTAACCACTGAAACTTTCTCGGGATCCAAGAAATCACGCAAATAATTTGGAAGCGTGTCAGGATTTGTTGTGTACAAGAAATAATCTTTCTTACGTTCCCACAACTGTTCTGGAACGATTTCGGCGGTGATCATTATCACGCCGCCAGTATTCATGGCAGGTGTGCGAATTGACATGTCAATTGATGCGTAACCATTCGTTGCGCTTTCATCCAAATTAGCTGCATCTGTAGCATAACGCTGATTGAAACCAATCATCGCACGTTGCTTACCTAGAAGAATAGGCTGTTTCATAGCTTCTTCTGGGACACGAATACCAGACATCAAGAGATCAATGATATAATCATCGTCAATACCGTCATACATTGACCGTAATTTTGCAAAAGAGGCTGTTTTACGAGCTTGATCAATATCAGCAAGTGACATTGTTGCATTGCCGCCGGATGTTAATTCGGCCCAGATGTTTTCAAATAAATAACTACCGTTATCAAGAACACCATCATCTTTATTAGATGGACCACGCCCGTAATTAGTTTGTACACCATTGACATCTCGGGTCCAACCTTCAAAAGCGCCAGAATATTCGGAACGAATAGGCGCTTGAAATGCAAGACCCTGTAGTGAAACCTCGCCATCAATCAAAGCCTGATCGAAATCGGGTACAATATTTTGCATACCATTGTTAATCCAAAACGCTTCTGCCAATGAGTGGTCAAACGCGTTTCGCAATGGCAACGATTTTGAACGTGCTTTGCGACGATGATTAACAATAGCGTTATAGGCTTCAACAACTGTTGAATTAAATTCAACGGCTTGTGTATGGATACCCATTGTTTGATAAAACAAAGATCGATTATACGAAACCGATGTATCATAAGAAGCACCAGTTGTAGTGGAAGCAACAATTGAACCATTCCAATATTTGTTAGATTCAAAAAACGGAACTACAACACCAGCTACACCATTTTCGCCTTTATAACTTGCGTTCAATTCATTCATTGAACCGTTAAACCGGTCAAACGCAAGCATAGGAACAAAGTGCGCATACAACGTCACTCCGACACCGTTCATCAACATTTCTGATGTTTCCATCATTTCAACGTTAACGCGGATTTTACCGCTTTGAACGCCGTCTTCACGGTGTAACCATTCGTATTTCAGCGGCAGGATTTTACCTGCGTCGCCCGACGTTAAAACACGTCCGCGCGCGCTGCGCATACTTTTCTGTACTGTTATTGGTGCTGCTGGCACCATTTCCGTAACTCTCATTTTTTTCTCCTAAGTTTCTTAATGAGGTTTCTAATTTTTTTGCACTTTGCACAGGCCATTATCTAATCTGCATTGCTTTACCTTGAGCGATAAAGAACGTCCGAGATAACGGCGGAAGAGCACCCAAAAATCGATCATCTTTATTTATTCGATAATTTTGAGTGACTTGGCCATTTCCGCGCTGTTTTGAATTTCTATTGAATGACAATTCCGGCACCTGAAGTGCTTGAATTTTCATAGCTCCTAAACGGGACGCATTTGCTCCAATTTCAGATAGATCTTCGCCTTTAATTTGTTGAAAAACTTGGCCTGTATCAGGGTCTGTAAAATTACCGATAACAGACACAACTTCATCATCTACAAATTGACCGTCAGCGGTTTTTGATACTTTAATAGTGGGAGCCACTGGTGCGACGTCCGCACCAAGCGGCAACGCAAAACTATCTGGAATGGTTGCTGTCGTGTTAGACGCCAACATTCCAGCGCGTTGAGATTTAATCAACTGCGTACTGGCAATTGTATTATCCAACGAAGCCTGAGCTTGCTGCATATCCAATTGTTTGCGCTTTTGATTATACGGATCGAAATCGTTTAGAGCACTAACTCCGGCGTTCGCAAAATTGCCCCAAAATGTTGCACTTGCTAAAGCGCCACTTGATCCTTTGTTAAATCCTTGACCACCTGTTGCTCGCAACACTGTGAGAGGATTGAAGCCAGCTGCTTGCGCATCGTCTCGCAGCTTTTGCAAATCTGTCTGACTGGCCTCTGCTTGCAGTTTTGCCGCTTTTCCTATTTGTAAAGCGCCAAAAGCTCCTAGAGCTAACTTGCCAACATTAAACCAGTCCATTAATACCACCCCAACACTGTTGGGCCGAACACAACCACTGATATAATTGTTCCCGCCACGAGACCGTGGGCAATGTCGGTAAAGTTCTTCCTCATTTTGTTCTCTCCAGATGTGATAAAATCAAATCTGCTAAAACGAGAAGTAACGAGATAGCTGCTGTCTCTATTTGAATAGCCTGATCTTGCGCAACGCCAATTCCGACTAAAGTCGCGCCCATAGCGGTTCCCGCACGGCGTATAATTGGCTTAGCAATTTCGACTAATAAAAATTTATACATAGACACCTCAGCTATTTCAGCAGGGGCTCACAACATGTTGTGCCCTCTGCTAGCCCATGTGTCGGTTAGACGCATAATCTATAGTATGTTAACCGACTTGTGGGCTTTTTATTTCACGTTCTAACACAATGCAGTGTTATAGGCTAATTCCTGTATGTCAAGAGCTATACTAGATCTAGTTTATTTTTTTAACACCAAGGTACATATTCTTTTTGGCCACCACCAGCGCCTGTTGGCTTGTTGTTTTTAGGCCTATCCTTACACCTTAGCCGCAGATTTAGATCTGACCATTTCTTGATGGGGCTTTTCCGCTTCGCTATTTCCCGTTCGGGTGGTGTGCGGTTTACGCGCTTCGCCGGTTCCGGCGCTGTAAATGGGACAGGGGCAAACGACTTCGTTCGTATTGCACTTATTGCTCGTCCCACATTGCGCGTAATATTTCGCTGTGCTTGCGCGAGCGTATTTTTTTTGACTTGGTTTTGATTAGATCTATTATTTCGGCTCTTTCTTCGTGCCATTGGTCATTCTCCGTAATTATGTGAAATTTATCT